TAGGGCACTTACCGTTACATTGCAGATCACTAACCTCTTGCTCAGAGCCCGTGGCAATAATACAGAATTGGCTACCGTCTTTCATCTGAACTACGATTTCAGCTTCCGTATCCTTGGTTAGGTGAGATACGCCAAACTGCTCACGTAACTCTTGGTTAGCAAGCAACTCTGCCTTAATGTTAGCAAGGAAGCGAACTACCTGTCCTTCGGTCTTGGAGACTAGAACAATGAAGTCATTTTGCTTAAATAGGGCAGATACAAGGGTACAGGAGAATGTGACTGCCGTAGTCTTGGCGGTTCCACGAGGGGCTGCAATAGCAACTCTTTTATCGTTTGAACAAAAATCGCCCCACAAAATACGGTGGAAAGCAGGAATAGCCTTAAGAGCATCCATACGAGGAGCTAGAAATACTCTAACAAATCCTTCAATTAACTTAGCGTCTAATTGCATATTCCCTCAAAAGGCTCAATTTCCTATATAGAGAAGACAATCCTCTACTACGTGGAGTATACACCTGAAGAAGGCAAAGCAGGAAACGATGGAGAGTTGGGCTAATCGTCAGTTTACTACTGATGGGGACAATCAATTTGCATTGGGTGGCATTTATGCTATCAATCAAATTATTGACTTAGATTATGCAGATATTGCAGGGGAATAAAAATGACAGTAAAGAATACAAGTGGTTGGATTCCAACGGGGCATCGCATTCTCGTCAAGGTAGACCAAGTTGAAAGAAAAACGCAATCTGGGATTATTATTGCAGACGCATACGCAGACAAAGAGCAACTTGGACAAGATGCAGGAACAGTTGTCGAAGTTGGGAATACTGCTTACGCAGACCAAGACGCCCCATGGTGTGCAGTCGGTGACCACATCAAGTTTGGACGTTATGCTGGTCAAATCATCAAAGTCACAAAAGACGACCTAACAGTAGAAGAATACCGAGTAATTAATGATTTAGACGTAGCCCTAGTTAAAAAAGGAGAAGTAAATGAGTGAAGAACTACAACAAGTAACCGTAGAAGACTTAACCCCACCTCCAAGTATGGAGTCTGATGGTGAAGTATCTACAGCCCCTGAAGCTGACGAAGAGACTTTAGCCGAAGCAAAGCGTCAAGGATGGGTTCCACAGGAAGATTACAACGGCCCTGAAGATAAATGGGTTGATGCCGATACCTTTGTTAAAAAGGGTAAAGAGATTAACGCACTGTTGCGTAAAGACAACGAATTTCTAAAGCGTGAAGTATCTGAAATGAAGTCCACAATGATGGAATTCAAGAAGTTTCATGCCGATACAGAAAAACGTGCCTACGAACGTGCAATGTCTGACTTACGTGAGCAAAAGAAAGAAGCTATTGCTGCTGGCGATGGTGAAAAAGTCCTACAAGTTGATGATGCAATCGACGAATTAAAGACTGCCCGTAAAGAAGAGAAAGTTGCTGCCCCACCACAAGCTATTGACCCAGCATTTATTGCATGGCAAGACGATAACCGTTGGTTTGGTAAAGATACTGAATTGACTGCAGAAGCCAACCTTATTGGTGAAGTAGTTAAGCGTCAGAATCCTAGCCTTATTGGTTCAGATTTCTTGGAAGAGGTAACAAAGCGTGTAAAGCGTATGTATCCTGAAAAGTTTACTAATGCTAACCGTAGTAAGCCTAATCCAGTAGAAGGTTCTACCGCAAAACCATCAGGCCCACGTGGAAAAGGCTTCAATGACCTGCCACCTGAAGCTAAACAGGCTTGCCAAAAGTTCGAAAAGCAAGGGTTAGTAACGAGAGAACAGTACATCAAAGAATATTTTGGTGAATAAGTATTGTATTTATCTAGTAATTACACATAAAATCAGTTAGGAGTAATATAATGTCAAGAGTAAGTAAAAACCAAAGTAATTCTGATGTACAAATTAGGTCTGAGGCTGACCGTGGAACTGAGCAAGTCCGCACACAAACCCAAAGACCGAGACGTAACTCAATTGGTTCACCAAAATTAACTTTGGCGGTTCAAAACGAAGTACCTGGTTATCATCTATGCTGGATGAATGACGATGGAAACGTTGAAAACGCAGTAAATAGCGGCTATGAGTTTGTTACACGAGGCGAGACCGAGTTAGTATATGGAGTTACTCCATTAAATGTCGACCTAGCGGACAAAATCAAACAAAAGGTAGGAACTAACGAAGCAGGGCATCCCCTGTACGCTTATTTGATGAAAATTAAGCAAGAATGGCACGAGGAAGATATGGCCGAGATTGCTCAAGAGAACAAGCGTATTGAAGAAGCCATTGCTGGTGGTAATATTAATGGTAATGCTGGTCAAGATGGACGTTATACGTCTAGTATCTCGATTAAGCGTACTTAATTTAACTTTTTTTGGAGTATTAAATGGCAAACGTAAACGCCCCAATGGGATTCTCTCCCATTATTTATGGCGGTGGTGCTGCAAGCAACCAACAAGTTCGTACATACTACATCCCATCATCTGATACCTCTGCGTATTATATTGGTGACGTAGTTAAGGCAACTGCTGGTTCCGATGCGAACGGTATCCCTGCTGTAGCAAAATGTGCCTCTGGTAACACCCCACGTGGTGTTGTTGTTGGCGTAGTAAACCCTAACCCAGGCAATCCTTCTATTCAGGGTGTAAACCTTGACTTGACAATTACTGGTATCCCTGCAACTAAGTCTACTGCTTATTATGTTTTGGTGAACGATGACCCACGTCAAGTGTTCGAAATCCAAGGCGACGGCACAACATTCGTAACAACTGACGCTAACAAGAACGCATCCTACACTGTAGCTGCTCCTTCTTTGTCTACTCAATTGTCTGCAACTGTATTGACTGCACCTGCAACAACCAGCTCCCTCCCATTGAAAATTTTGGGCTTCCAACAAATTCAAAACAATGTTCTCGGCCCATACAGCCGTTTCATCGTTCAATTCAATCAACACGAGCTTGCCACTGGCACTGCTGGCGTTTAATTAGGAGACTATAATGGCTGGTGTAATTACAACTGGTTCGTTCCCGAAAGCCCTATGGCCTGGTATTAAGGCTTGGTGGGGTCGTTCATACAACGAACATCCTGTAGAATATACAGACCTTTTCGATACAACCCAATCTGACAAGAACTATGAAGAGTATGTACAAGCTACAGGCTTCGGATTAGCTCCACAGAAGCCACAAGGTGCTGGCGTATCTTACGATTCTGAAACTCAAGGTTTCGTGACTCGTTTGACCAACGTTGCATACGGTTTGGGCTATATCGTTACTCAAGAAGAACTTGCTGACAACCTCTATGAAGTTGTTTCTAAGCGTCGTGCTGCTGCTAATGCTTTCTCTATGCGTCAAACCAAAGAGAACGTTGCTGCTGCAACTTACAACAACGCTTTTGACAACGCATATGCTGGTGGCGACGGTGTTTCATTATTGAACGCTTCTCATCCAAACACTTCAGGTGGTACTTTCTCTAACTTGTTAACTGTTGCAGCTAACTTGTCTGAGGCAGCTATCGAAAACTTGATGATTCAGCAAATGTTGGCAACGAATGACCGTGGCTTACGTATCAATTTGATGCCTAAGAGCCTCATCGTTCATCCAAGCAACTGGTTCGAAGCTAACCGTATTTTGAAGTCTGTTTACGCATACAACACAAACGGTAGCAATCCTGGTATTTCTTCAAACGCTGTAAACGTATTGAACGCTACTAATGCCCTCCCAGAAGGCATTAAGATGAATCACTATCTGACCTCTACTAAAGCATGGTTTATTCGTGCTCAAGTTCCAACAGGTACAGGTATGATTCACCAAGAGCGTCAAGCAATTACTTTCGACCAAGACAATGACTTTGACACAATGAATGCCAAAGCCAAGTCTTACGAGCGTTATGCGTTCGGTTGGGGTGACCCACGTGCATTGTGGGGTACTCCAGGAGCCTAATAGCTCTCCACGTGAGCGATTCCCCCTAGTTCTCAAAAGGTTCTAGGGGGTTTTTTCTCTAAACATAAAGGATACAAAAATGCCGAACAAAAAATTACGTGATGGTCAACCAATCGGAATGGGTATTAAAGCTCCTTATGGTGCTAAGAAGCCACAGAAAACGGCTGGTAAAACACCTAAGCAACCAACTAAGACTGCAAAGCCTAAAGGCGGTTACTAATCATGGCTAAAACAATTACGATTCAAAAGATTCAAGACGGATACAGAAATACCGTTTTGAAGATTACTGGCTATGTAAATGCTGAAGATTACACAAATCAAGAAGTTATTGATATTGCAGATTTAGACCAAATTGATGGTTTTGGGTCAAAAGGTACTAAGTTAGCAGTTACAAATATTAACTACGATATTGAAGATGGTATTCAAGTTGATTTGACTTGGGGTGGTGGTACACCTGCAGCTTTATGGTACGGAAGTGGTCGTGGCGATGTTGATGCAAAAAGATTTGGTGGTATTACAGATAATGCAGGAACACAAGACGGCACAATTTTGCTAAGTACCAAAGGTGGTGCAACAGGCTCAACAGATTTAGCCTTTTCTTTGATTCTAGAATTGGTAAAAACCTAATATGCAAGTAGCCAATACCAACGCTAAAGAGATACAATTAATAGCCACAATTACTCGTGCTGATGGCACTGTAGAAGAGCTAGGCGTTATTGACTATTGGCACGTTAACCCAATTAAACGATTTGTTTGGAAACTCAAAAAGTTTCTAGAAAGGAAATAAAATGGCAACTTTGCTCGTAAATACAGGCAAAGCCATTATTACCAACTACCTTAATGGTGGTGCAGCTACTCAGCCGAAGTATGTGGCTTGGGGTACAGGTGCAGGTACTACTGGTGCAACTGATACAACTTTGTTTACTGAAGTTACTCCACGAGTAAGTGGTACAACTTCTCAAGTAACAACTTCCACAACTGATGACACTTATCAAGTAGTTGGAACTCAAACTGCAGGCACAAGTGAAACTATCACTAATGCTGGCTTATTTGATGCGTCTACATCTGGAAATCTATTCATTAAGGGCGACTTTACTGGCGTTCCATTGAGTTCAGGTGATAGCATCCAATTTACTTTTAAATGTCAATTTAGTTAAGGAATATAATGGCTTTCGTTCTAGCGGATAGAGTTAAAGAATCTTGTGCAGCACCTGGTACAGGTACAGTAACCTTATTAGGAGCCGCAACAGGCTATCAGGCTTTCTCCGCAGGTATCGGAGCCAACAACACAACTTACTACACAATTGCCGACCAAGGTGGTGCTAATTGGGAAGTAGGTTATGGAACTATCGGGGCAGGCGGTACGACTCTAGCGAGAACTACCGTCCTAGCTTCCTCAAATTCAGGCTCATTGGTGAACTTCTCCAGTGGGTCACAAGATGTATTCTGTGATTATCCAGCCGCAAAAGCGGTATATGTTGATAATGCAAGCAAATTAAAAGCAGACGGAAACAATTACTTTAACTTTCCAGATGGAAACGGTACTACAACCTTTCAAGGTCGTATGTGGTACAACAATAATGATGGTTCTTGGAACCTTGGTATGGGTGGTGGAAACATTACTCAGCAAGTAGGCGAAGAATTATTTGTATATGGTAAAGCTACTGCCACGATTGCAGATAGTCCATTACAAATTGTTTATAAAACAGGCACTATTGGTGCTTCAGGAGTTATTACTTTTGCCCCTACAGTAAGTGGATTAACTGATTCAGGTTTATTTGTTGGTTGTGCTACAGAATCTATTGCAAGTGGTGATTTTGGTCGAGTTACTTGTTTTGGTGCTATTCATGGAATTGACACAAGAGGAACAACTTATGGCGAAACTTGGGTAGCTGGAGATACGATTTGGTATAACCCAACTACAGGTAATCCTACTAAAGTTAAACCCTCAGCACCTAATATTAAGATTCAATTAGGTACTGTAATTAATGTTAGTGCAACATTAGGCACATTCCATGTAGAGATTATTCATGGCTCTAGTCTTGGCGGTACTGATGATAATGTCCAGTTATCTAGCCCTACTGGAGGTCAACTATTAACTTATGACCAAACAGATTCTTATTGGAAAAACACTAGCTTATCTGCTGGTACAGGAATTACAGTAACCCCTGCAACTGGCGGTGGATTAACTGTAACTAACTCTGCCCCTGACCAAACAGTATCTATTACTGCAGGTACAGGAATTAGTGTTAGCGGTACTTATCCTAGCTTTACAGTAACCAATACTTCACCTGATGTACCTTTTACCTATACAACTAGCTATATCCCTTATGGTCAAGGCACAACAACGCCTAACCAATCATCTAGCTTAACCTTTGCTAGTTCTACGCTGACAGCACCAATCGTTAGTGCAAGCAATGGTTTAGTAGTTAATAACAATACTGTATCGGCAAGCTACTCAATCCCTAGTGGGTATTCTGCTAGTTCTGTAGGCCCTATGACAGTAGCTTCAGGTCAATCAGTGACAGTCCCTAGTGGTAGTCGTTGGGTTGTTCTGTAATGTTTGGAGTTTCACCGTTCTCTTCTGCCCCTATATCGGGTAGTAGTGGGTCGTCTTACTTACAGGCTTTAACTGCCGTAGTAAGCTCAGTTGCATCTATAACCAAGCTACCAGTCAAACTTATGACAGTAGCAGTAACTAGCTCTGTATCTATAATCAAGGCTATCAGCAAGACTATCTCTACGGTTGTTGAGTAATGTTGCCACCACCCATGCCG